AAATACTCCATATATTGATGTTTATAACATCATTTGGGGAGCAAAATATCACTTATAAGTGTTGTTCAAATTTCCTGATCCACCTCTGATTAATTCCTTTGCAATTTGATTCAGGTCATTCTCATAGCCATCACATACATTCAGCAGGCCTTTGTTGAACCACTTCTGGTACCGCTCAACCACCTGCTTTTCATCACCGCTATAAACCGTGTCTTCAGGTAAATAGAACTGCGGATCTATACAGTAGTAATGCAGTCGACCATCATCTTCTATTCGGTAAAACAGGTTGATACGTGCCGCAATATCAATTTTTGATGATAAATCCACACACATCATGCACGGCGTTGCTTCAAAGTCATCAATATTTAGGTCTGGATTACCGCAGGCCTTCCACTTTTCCATGTTAAAAAATGCAGATTTTGCTGATACCCAAACGTTTAAGTTTTTAGTTTTAAAAGCACCTTGCTTTGATGCGTTCTGAATTGCCCGGCGTTGCTGAGATTCTAGGTAGTCCGAATAAACAGAAACCCCATAATTGGGGTTTGCTTTGGCTAATACTGCCGGATCTGTCCAGTCATCCCCCTCATCAATGGTCCATATCCAGCCAAACAGCTCATCATCTGGCACAGTATCCAGAAGCATTTCCTGCACACGTGCACGTAAATCATAACAAGGACCTTCAATATTGAAGCCAGCTGTCGTGATCGTAAAAATCATAGGCTGTCGACGTGCACCCATACCGGTCTGCATGGTGTCATACAGCGCAGATGTTGGATGCTCATGGAATTCATCGACTACAGCACAATGCGGTGACTGGCCATCAAGCGGATCACCAATGATAGGCTCAAAGATAGAACCTTCATCTGGAATCTCTAAGCTACCTGCATTAATCAGTACGCCAGCTGCTTCAATGAAGTCTGGCGAACGTACCGCCATTAAGCGTGCAGGTTTAAAAACTTCCCAAGCCTGTTTCTCGGTAGTGGCACCCGCATAAACCTCTGAACCAAATTCACCATCATTGGCAAACATGTTAAGAGCCACACCAGCAGCAATTGCAGACTTGCCATTTTTACGTGGCACCTCCCAATAGCTTTCACGGAAACGGCGATATCCATCTTTTTTACGAACCCAACCAAATGTGCAACCAATACCAAACTTTTGCCAGGGCTCAAGCGTGATACTTAGGCGCTTCATTGCCCACTCACCCTTTGTATGGGGCAGCAACTCAATAAACGCGATCTTCTTTTCTGCTAGTTTTGGCTCAAATTTGTAAGGAAAATCTTTGTTTTTTGACTTAATCAAGTCATCCAAGTGACGTTTACAAGCAAGTTTTACCCACTTACATGCAGGTATTTTTCCTGAAACAACCTGCTTTGCCCATTTATTTGCAATGCCAACGTTTGGGAAAGCTGTCATTTCGGCCTCGCTACATATTCAGCACCTGCGCAAATTTATTTGTTTTAGGTTTATTACCCCCACCACCTAACCGACCCCGGGAAGATGGGTCCAGACCCAGCATTGCTCCAAAAGAAGCCATCTGTTTTGATGCTTCATTCACTGCAGTTAAGGCTGGATTTTTAATCGTACTGCCTTGCGCTGTTTCTATGGTAGGTCCGTTCTCAACTACTTCTTTTTGGGCTACGCGCAAGTTGTGATAAGCCATGCAGAACATTTCCACGTTGTGCATATCTGTAATTTTAAGAACTTTGTTTTTTAATAGCTCTGGAATAACCGAACGCCACATCATGTCAGCGTGCTCCATTGTCGAGAGATATTCCGGCACATCAATATCAACGACATCTACGAATTCAGGCACATTGGTATTGAGAGGACGTCTGCCCGGGTTGCCAGCTGCCCGTTTTGCTTCCTGCGGTTTTGGCTTTCGACCACGCCCAGGAACAGAAGAAACTCCACCCATTTGTCAACACCCTGAATTTTTAATTTCGCGCACGTAAAAATGAACGGAGGGGGGCGGACATTTAGGACAAGGTCCTGAACTCTCAATCCACCCTCCCCCTATTTAAAAACTTGTAGGCTGAGCAACGGCGCGAACCAAATACATTAAGCCAGTTTGGAAGTCTGTCTTAGCCATAGCAGCAAAACGTTCCGGTGTTGCAGCATCAAGGCGACGATCCTCTTCTACATCTACCACCTGCATATTTGCATCACATCGACAGTTATATCGCTGGTTCGCAATGTGCTTTTCAACCTTTTCAATCACGGCTTGAACTTGCGGGCCAATAGCTTTGATTTCATTCATCAAGTTAATTTCTTCTTGAGATAGGTCGCGATAGCCTTTGATTTTTTGATGTTGGTTATCCATTTTGTTTTCCTTCGTTTGCTGTCTTCTGTTTATGACATGGTGAGCACAATGACTGCAGGTTGTCTGGATCATCTGTACCGCCATGAGCCTTAGCCTTGATATGGTCGACATCAGTTGCTTCAGTGATTCTTCCTGTAGCTCGGCATGCGACACACAAATAATCATCACGCTGTAAGATTAGCTTGCGTAACTTCTGCCATGCATAACCATAGCCACGCGCCGTAGTTGATCCTGATCGATCTTGGCGTGCTGTCCAGTTGCTGCGCTTATGTGCATGCTTATCACAATAGCCTTGTTCTTTCGGTGACTTGGTTAGGTTTGGACAGCGAAACTCACGGCATGGTCTGCTCATATCCATCAATCCAAATAAGGCGACTTAGGTTTATCTTCATCATCTTCGGTCTGCATCATCGCTATCAGCTCATTGTTCTGATCCACGATACGAGCCATGACTTTATTCTGTTCTGCCAACAGATTGCTTTGAGCGGTCATCGCTTGGCTTTGGTTGTTCATTGCTTTAAGCATCTCGACCAGTAAGGCGTTCGATGCACAGCCGCATTCTTTCTTTTGCTCGTTCACTTTGCTTCCTTATCCATTCACGGTTTCTTTCACACGATTCACATGTCATCTGAATCACCCAAGGTCACATTGATTTCGTTAAGCAGGTATTGATTGACTTGATCTACAGTGGAGACATTCACAAATACCAACTCAACATCTTTGATTGCCAAACCAGTCTCAGCCTCAAACAATCGCTTACGATTGGCTATGTCCTGGTATAGATCCCACTTAAATGCATCGAGTCGTTCTTGATCGCTTGTACCCACGGCGCTATCTCCGACTTAAATTGATTTGAATATTCTTCATGCGAGTACGGATGTTTGCCATTACTTCATCAATAGCCATCATCTGTTTGCTATTCATGAATGCTCGACTTAGGTTCTGGTACTTCACTAACTCATCGTGCAATTCATTTAGATTCTTTTGGGCTTCTTTGACATCCATACGCACCACCAATAAGAAAAGAAAAACCCCGCCAATAATGCATATTTAGCGGGGTTTTATGTGCCGTAATACGTTCGGCGAATTATTTGGGTAGCTTCAGATCCACATCAGAAATGATAACGCTTGGTCTGAAATCAACTTTGTACTGGTAGGTACTGACACCTTTGCTATTTAGCTGCTCAGAAAAGTAAGTCACATTGTCTGAAATGCCCAGCGAATGCTTTTTAAATTCCGTGTCACTGGTCTTGCAGGTCACATCAACCTTTCGCTCACTAACAGCTTCAAAGGCACACTTGCCTTCAATTGTTAGAACATAATCACCAGTAACACCGTTATAAAAAACGATTCGTCGATCTAATTGAAAGTTGTCTGCTGCATGAGATAGGTTGCGTGAAGCGACTTGCGCATCACGCGAACAACCAACGAGTACTGTTGCACACATTAAACCGACTGCTAATAATTTAATTTTCATTGCTTCACTTTTCTCCGGGCATTAAAAAAGCCCGATCAAATTAATGAGCAGGCTTATATTTTTGATTTTGTATTATTCAACTTCTTTCAAACAATCCCGACACACCTTGATTTCTTCATCATCAACCGTGTAGTCGATCTCAGTCGCACCATGTAGGCCGAATAAGCACATCAGTAATCTAAGCATGATTTTACTCCTGGACAATCAAGCAATCATGTCGCAAGAAATGTCAGTTACTTTTACTTATAAAACATAAATTTATGATACTTATTTCCAAAATAATGTCAGTAATTTTGTCGAACTAAGCAAGATTCCTTCCTGGTTAATCAAGCAATGATCAAGCATTTTAACTTGGTGTGATTACATTAATATTTCTCAGGGCAATAAAAAGCCCACCATTTGGCGAGCTTTCCTTGATGCTTAAGCCTACTCTTTTGAACACTTCACTTCAAACTGGTATTCGTCTTGGGTAACCTTAATTTTAATATTTTTATATTTTCGTTTGTTTGGATCCATTGCCGAGCCAGCCACTTCCTCAAAAAAGCTACGATCATTCATTAGCTCGCCATACGCTTTATAGCCTAATAAAATCTTTTCAGGCTTTTTACCTTCAGCCACTAATTTACCGAGAGTGTCTTCTAGTTCTTTAACAGTTAAAATCGCCATTTCAATTAGAGCTCAAAAACAAAAAGACATTATCACTTAATTTTATGAATAAATAATGTCAAAAAAGCCCACCTTTCGATGAGCTTTAATGCCTTGGTCTCGGTTGAACCGTAATACGACCAGTATAGAAATAAGATACCTTAGTTAGCAGAATAATGCCAACTATTCTTAAATATTGTTTGAAAGACACAATGCTCCCGATATTTTAGGCGCGTAACTCTGAATATGTTGCACGGCGATATTCATCAATCGCATCTGAAGCCTCTTTAATAGCCATCTCAAGCGCAATCACCATAAGATTTTCATAAGGCTTCCATGTGTGACGATACACACTTAAAGACATCTGCTTACCAGATACACCTGCGACAACCTCAAGCCGACCTTTCGCAGTAAAGTTAGACTCATAATCAGGATCTAACGCAAAAACCATCACCATCTTTGCTACCAGCCATGAAAGGTGATAAATCGCAATTTGCTCAGGCTCGCGCTTCTTATCCACATATGCGGCATCCATCATGATTTTAGCCAAGTGATTGCGGATATATTCGTAATCACCCTTTGAGCATTCACCAAAGATGATGACTGATGCAACAGACTTGGCAAGCTGGCTACCCATTGCAGCAATAGCGCCTAATCTATCCTGATAATCAATAGGCTTTTCCCCAGTGCTATGCCCTTCTTGACCAAAAATAGGCGATTTAGCTGTAATGCCTTGCGCCAACCACTCAAAGTTTTTAAATTTCTCAGCCACTACTGCATTCATCCTATTTCCCTCAAAACTTCGCAAATCTTTTAAAAACCAACATAGCTGCATCACGCGCATGCTCATTCGTACGTTCAATCCAACCGGTGCGCTTTTTAAATACATCGGCCTTTGTTTTGGTTGAATTAGCAGCCGGATGAATCATTAAGTAATTCAACTCTTGCTCTTTACACCAATCTTCCCAAATCTGAGCATCACGTTTTACTGATCCAACACCTTGGGCTTTCTCACGACCACCAGTAAACCAGGTGCGCTGCCGAGCATCTTCAATAAATAAACAGACGTTTTCTTTTCCATAGTGCACAACAAACTCAAGCGTTCGACTCATGGCCTGAGTAATTGTTAAGGATCTAACTTCAAATAGTTCACCGCCATTACCATTGTCTTCTGCCACGGCGTAGCCTGTGTTCACACCTGTATCGATGCCAATGAGATACTTAGTCATTCAATACAAACTCCCCATCACCTTTGCAAAAACAAACATAGCCAACTTGAACAGTTAAATTGCGGTACCCGATGCCTTTGTCAAAATCAAAGAGCTTATCGCCGTGTATAAATCTCAAGTTTTTAAAGAATGGTTGTGCTGTAAAAAATGCTTCAAATTCTTCAGTACGATCTACTAATTGGATAACCTCCACATCACCAGTAAAGCAACTAAACGGCGTTCCATCATCCAAACGCCCATATACACGACCATCTTCAACACGATCCAATACACCATATCCAGCGAAGCGTTTGCCTGAATAAATCGTTCTTGATTCACTTATAAAATCTACTTTTACGCGATCGCCTGCTTTCATGCTGTCACCCCAATCTATTTTAATTTAAATGCTTCATTCACATGCACCTCTGAAACTCTCGTATTGGGGCTAACGTGATTGCGGATATCGGTTACATGGTCGGTTCGGTTGTGGTCGGCTAGAGCGGCGCGGAGATCTTTAAGATCAATCACGACCTCATAATTCATTTCTAAATCAGAAGCACAATGAAAGTCTGATGTCTCCCAATCCTTCAGGGTGTGACAAAAATAGGTGTGGAACTCCTCCGAAAAATACGTGTCTGTATCACCCACATAATGAGATGCTGTCCGGTCAGGCACCCCATCCACAATTTCCCGCATTTGTTTGATTGTTAGATTCACGCCACTCTCTCCCGTTGTTCAATCGCTTCCATTGCTAACTTAATTTGCTCATAACGCTCTTTTGAGCATGGTCTATTTTGTTGGGTTATTTGCGATATGAATGAATGAGCTACTTTCAACTCTCGACATAGATCACCACCACGGCCCTTGCGTTCTTTGCACCACCGATCCAAAGCCTTAATCTCTGCAAGCGTTGCCTGATCCTCCTTTTGTCGAGCACGCTTCTTATGAGTTTCTGATACAGCGCCTGCCATAATTTCATGCATGGTCTTTTGGGGTTTTGGTTCTCCGTTGTTCCACCCCTTATGAAGCTCACCAGAGAAACCTTGAGGCAATTCATTCACTTCACCGCCACACGTTAAAAACAACTCCAAATCACTCTCAAGCTGTTCACGCAGGGTCTTCTTTTTCTCTAGTTCCGAAAATGTGGTGTTTTTACCCGCTTGAGCTGCTGTAATTCGAGCTTGAAATTCTTCTTTGTTCACGCTTCACCCCCAACACGATTAAACGTCTTCCCTATTCTTGCTGCCAACTCAGGTGGGCAAGGAACACCAGTACGGTTTCGCTCATGATTGTCGAGCTGCTTTGGAGCCTTAGGCTTCACCCACATTTCTTGCGTCATACCCTTTGCCTTAGCACGGCGTAGGTAATCCACATAAATATCTTTGAAAGCGAAATGAGCCGATTTCTGCCCCTCTGCGCTCAACACATGGCGAACTTCATCAAGTACACGCTTAGTCAGTGTGGTGATCTTCGTTTGTGGATCTGATTCAAACTGCATAGCCTTTGCCCACGCCATATCAGCAGTCCACCAATCACCGCCCTGTTCACACCAGCTGCGGAATGTCGGTAAATTCTTCGGGCACCACTCTTCAGAGTTCATGCGCGCTAAGCCACGTGCGATATCTGCTGGGGTTAGGCCATTTAGGACTGTGCATGCCAATTGGCGAAGTTCTTCATCCGCATAAACTTCAAAGTTTTTCGTGAATGCTGATCCGTAAAGATCACTCATGCGCTGAAGAACCATGTCTGCTACTTCAACTGGGAAATCAATCGCAAATGCTTGCTCAAATAATTGGATATTGCTCATGCGCACTCTCCCTGAACATCACGCATTGGCGCTGGTTGATTTGCTTGGCTGCCAAAACGACGGCGCTCCAAAGGTTGTTGAACTGGTGCTTGTGTATTCTTCGGTGGGTATACGCTTTGGTAGCTACCGATGATCGAAGACTCCAAGGATTGATTTGCTCCTACACCGAAATCAATTAATTTGTTGATTAGCAACTTCACGGCGTTTTCAGTCAGTGGTTTTTTGATGCTGTTGCGCATGTCAACAAACTGAATCCACAAATCACGATTTACATTCGCTGGTAACTCAACCGCTTTTGGATCGAATTGATTTTGCTTTTCCGCTTTTGGTTTTTCAGCCTTAGGTTGTTCAGGAACACTCTTACTTTTTTTATTTATTTTTTTATTTTGTAGAGTGTCTTTTGATAGTGTCTTTTGTGTGTAAAGAATTTTTACTAGTGGTGGTAAAGATTCTTTACTAGCGTAGTTAAATTTCTTTACTAGTAAAGATTTTTTACTAGTGCCTTCAGGTAGTAAAGAATTTTTACTAGGGAAAGACATTTTCCAACCAACAACACATTCGTCATTCAGCTTAAAAGTATTGCCATGGATGGTTGATCCGCACTCAATTACCAAACCTACTTGAATGAGTTCAGCAATTGCTTTTGTGACTGTAGGACGGCTCTTGCCTGTCATCTTTTGGAACTGGCTTAGTGAGATCGAATCATGCTCTTTGTACCAGCCACGAGTCTTACGACAGATGATCAAATATAGCTTTGCTGCAACATCCCCAATTTGACAAAGAACGTCGTCTACAAAGGCGTTAGGCACCTGAAAGCTGTTAGGAGTGAATTGACTCATTTGTTTAATAACCCCGCAGCAGCAACGAGTGCCGTTAATCTTGTTAATCCAAAGGCTGTAATGCGTGCTTGGGTGTAAACCTTGTCACCCTCTACACATGCAATCACCTGTGAAACCTTGTTTACCATTACCTTTTGCTCTACTCGTTGTGCATATGCACATAACCGTCGGTGACGGCTGTTTTCTCTAAATACCCAGCGCTTCTTCAACATGAAGTCAATGAGCTTTGATTCTTGAATGCCGATGGTCTTTGCTGAATCACGGATTGAATATGTGTTTACCGTGTCCGCAATCACATCCATGACCTGTGCCTTAGGCTCTAACACGGCGACATGGTTCTTAAGCGCTTGGTTTTCTTGTTCAGCAGCCAAGGCCAATTGGATTAGATCCATTCGACTGAGTTCAACAGGCTTTGCAGCTTGGCTTTCCAACTCATACCAACGCTTTACCAGGAGCGCCGTGAATTGAGGGCAAAGCTGTGCAACCACGGTAATGCTGTCTAATTTCCCTTGCTCACCGCTAAAAATGTATGCATCAGAGAAGCGATTAGGGCTAAGTGACTGTTTGTTTTCAACTTTCGCCATTGGCGGTAGTTGAATTACGTCCTTATTAGCTAAACGCTCAATAGAAAGCTTCACATTGCGCGGTTCTGTATGAGCAATCTGAGCAATTTCAATGTGATTGATTGAACCTGTAATTGCTTGTGGTATACTTATTGGCATATTCATAAAGATTTACCCTCTGAATTGAATACTGAAAAAGCCTGATCCCCAAGATCAGGCTTTTTTACTTTCTAAATCCCTGTGAATCCCATCTGGTCCCTCACGAAATTCGACTTCGGTGCTTAAATCCCGCAACAAAGCTGATACTCCCAAGCGCTCAAATGATTTTGCTTGTAAATTAAGTACATGCCACTCACCTGCAATTTCTTTCTCAAGTAGGTAAGCCATATATTGGGCAAGATCTTTGCCTTTGATTTCAGATAAAACTTTTGCTCGTTCATGGTTTTCAGGAGACAAGCGGACATGTGTAGATTTTTTCTCGAGGCTCATAGTCTCTCCTGTGCACTTAGTGCCTGTAAGTCAGCTTTAAGCTTTCCTTTGCTCATTACCTCAAAGGCTGCTTGGGTACGAGGTGGTATACCGTTTTTCTTCCAGAAGAAAATGGTGCAACGTGGTCTATTAAGTTTTCTTGATAAATCAGCATCACTTTCCGCTTTGTAGAAAGACTTTAAGTCATCAACATTCACTTTATTTCTCTAAACTATATGTTTATCTAAGTAAACTATATGTTTATGACAAAGTCAAGGTGACTGTTTATCATTTTAAACAACGTATAGGGCTGTAAACTTATGAGTAGCGCGACAGATAGAATTCTAAAAAGAATGGCCGACTTGGGCTTGAAACATAAAGATCTTGTTGCTGCAACTGGTGCGAGCAAGGGTGCTGTTTCTCACTGGTTGAGCGGAGTTAATACGCCATCTGGTGAAAGATTATTGCTTTTAGCAAAACTACTCAGGGTTTCTCCAGACTGGCTTTTAACAGGAGAGGAATTCAAGAGATTGAATCCCTCTAATATGCAGGACTTCATGGATAAGCACGGACTTACCAACAAAGAAGAATCCTCTTTTGATGCAAATGATGTCCATAAGCCGACTGTTGTTGATCAAGATTCTGAAAATGGTTTTATTTGGATTGATGTTGTGGAAGCTAATTTCTCTTGCGGTACAGGCGAATCTATAGAGTTTCATTTTGATGTAATCAATGGGAAATTCCCTTTTCCGCCATCTTTCTTTCAGAAAAAATATGTTGACCCAAGCTGTATGCGAATCATCAAAGCTAAAGGCGATAGTATGTCTGACTTCATTCATGATGGCGACTTGGTTGGTATTGATATCTCACAAACCGAAATTGTGGATGGCGGTATTTATGCTGTTTACTTCGAGGGTGAAGGTATGATTAAACAGATATTTAAAGAAGAAGGTGGGAAGTTAAGCCTGCACAGCCTCAATCCCAAATATCGCGATAGAGAAGTAACCGAGCAGAACGGCTTGAATTTCAGAGTTATGGGTCGCCAATTTTGGCGTGCTGGGTAAATAATTAAATTTAATAAATTTATTGGTGATTTTTTTGAATCATTTCTCCAATGTTAATACCAGCGAGAATACCGGTAATCCAGAGCGAAAAAGCGGGGAACAGGTTGATGAAGTCACCAGTCAGGTAAATAAGGGCCAAGGTTCCAATATTGAAACTAATGGCAATGAAAATTAAACGAGTGTTCTTTGATGTTTGATTCTTTGACATTAAAACGCCCTTGATGGAGTGATGAATTGACAAGTGATAAACGAAAGACAATCAGCCTTGGGCCACTAACCCTTGAAAAAGTTAAAGAGATTAATGGCTTTACACAATGTCGGAGTGGTCAAGAACTTGATGGTTTTGTAGAGTTAATAGCTCGTGAAAATGCAATCGTAGATCAAGAAAAACTTGATATGAAGAGTGTAAAAACACACTCTCCTACTTTCTTGGCTAACCTTGCGCCAGTTCATTTGAAGTACGCTCAAATAAAAACCATGACAAATGAGGAATTGATTAAAGCCCTAACTGGGGAATTAAATCCAAAATCAAATCGTTTGTCGGATGGATCAATCCAACTCGTTAGTAATGAATTGCTTACAAGACAAATTAAAGAATCTTCGAAACCTCATTGGACAGTTACACCCACATTCATTGTTGCGTGTGTTGCTTCCTTATTAGCTGCTATATCAATAATAGTTACTATCTATTTTTCAGTTTTTTACAAGGTGGAAAATAATGATGAGCATGCAAATCAGAGTTATGCAGTTGCAAAGAATGCTGCTCCAAAGTAATCGCTTAACAATTTTAGATTCATTCTCGCTCATCTAGAAAACTCCTTCCAACCCACCCCAGCGGTGGGTTTTCTTTTGTCTATTAAAGCATAATGTTTACTAAAATAAAAAATGTTTACTAAACTAAAATAAACTATTGACCATTATTGTTTCTTTTACTAAACTAAATTCACACACCAACCCAATGTGAGTAAACCAAAAATGGAAATCCAAAACTTACGCCTTCAACTTCTCCACATCGCTAATGGCAATGTAAAAGCCGCGAAAGAAATGGAAAACTATGTATTAGGCGAATCAACCGTTCATGCTGAAACGCATACTGTAGAAGCAAATGAAGGCAATCGTGATGAAGATTGCGGCTGTTTTATTTGTTGTATGCGCAAAGCTATCGAGGAAGGTGGCGTGAAATTTAATTAAATCCACAGACATTAAAAAGCCCTGATAACTTTGCACGGCGATCAGGGCTAGAGGTGGTCCCACATGTTT